ACTCCCGTCGAACGCCACGGTAGTCGCCCTGGCGGTGGTCCAGCCAGCGATGGTGTCACCCACCACTAGGAGTTGCACGACATCTGCGATGTGTGCTCCCATGGTGGTGCAGTTTGCGTTTAGGAGGGCAAAGACGTGGTTCATCTGGTTGACAGCGTTCTCAGCGGCAGCTACCGAGGCCGCAGCTTCATGGGCTGAGTCAGCCGCCTCGGTAGCTGACTGAGCCGCTTCTGTGGCTGAGCTATCTGCCGCGGTAGCTGAGCTATCTGCCGAGGTAGCTGAGCCAGCCGCCTCGGTAGCTGAGGCAGCAGCCACCTGCACGGACTCCGTCGGGTCGACTTGGTTCTGGAAGAACCAGACCCAGGCTCCACCCACTGCGAGGATACCTACGAATGCGATTGCAATCGCCCAGCCTTCCCATTGGAGCAGACCACCGATGAGAGCCACAAACAGTGGCAGGAATACCGCAAGGATGAACCTGCCACTGGGTCGCTCAACAACGGAGATGATAACTATGAACATGGCGAACATGGCCCCCGACAAGTACAAGACATTCGTCGAGTTGTTAAGAAAGTCTTCCATAAGAATGCTCCAATGGAATGAGTAGTAGTCGGCTTGGAAACTACTAGAGATAAGATGGGCGATTGCCCTAATATACCCTGCCCGCTAAGCATGATAGTCCTCATTGACAAATCATGGCGTCCAAAGACTTTGTTTAAGGGTAGTCTTCTCTATTCATATACTTATGCCAAATCCAGTACCTAGTTTTGCGTAGTACTGTGATAGCTAAAAGCAGTGGCAGCCTCTGCTTGCAGGCTCCCGCCCTCAACCCGGACGGGTGGGTTTCAGATCACCTTACCAGCGATCTGGCGCCGCACAGAGCGCCAGGAATACCGCGACCATGACGATGATTCCAGTCACCGCCATGATTCCAGTCACCGCTTGCTCCCAAGCGGCGGGCTCCTCCGTACGCCGCGGAGGAGCATGCCCCTCCGCGCTCTCCTCCGCGCGCTCCTCCACGCGCTCCACATCTAGATCCTCGCACTCTTCCATGAGTGCGCACAGGAGATCTATATCCTGTGCGGCAGCGGCCATCTGAATCTCCTCCTGAAGGTACTTTTTGTAAGAGTCTTTGATGCCCATAATGATACTCCTTAAGCACCGGACGTTAATTGATAAGACCTATTGTCTCCCTACACTTACTTATGCCAAATCAGCTACTACGTTTTGCGCTCTTCATCCAGTCAGCAACTCCCATCATCCTGTACAGCTCGCAGGCGGCTTTCAGGTCAAGCGGGGCATCAAGCATAGTCCAAGTGCACAGCAGGGTTGAGTACCTACGCTGGGCCCAGAACTTGTACTTGCCCAGGTCGACCACGCAGATAGGCTCATCCATACTGAGGTCCAAATCCCAACAGTGTTTGAGCATCTCTCTGCTGGTCTTCAGTAGATCCTTGTTGAGGAACTCTTTGAGTTCCACCCATAGCTCCTCCGTGTCTCCGTAGTGGGAGACTTTGTGAATTGTGTCTAGCCACCCGGGCCGGCACTCCCGGTCCTCTCGAAATACGTTGACCATCCCGTAGTGGGCTACCACCCCAGGCTCCCAAACTTTATCGTGGCTGATGCACCACTCCGTATCTTTATCCATTATTTGTGCTCCGTAATGTAGCTGCTCACGCGGTGCTTCCACTCGCCCGCGCTAGAGAATGATTTAACTGTGTTAGGCATATCCGACTTCCTCAGCTCTCCGATCGAGGCCGCCTCGATGAGGTGCTTGTTGCGGGAGATATGCACCCACTTCCCGTACTTTGTGAAGAACAGTATTCCTAACCTGTACACTCGTGGGCAATGAGTGGTAGATCCAGTTGGGGGGTAGGTTCCTATAGTAGATTCCAGGGCCCCTATCTGGTCTTGCAGGTTGATTATATACCCAAATAGATACCGTATATTGTTTTGAACCTTGAAGCAGTTTTGAATCTGCGATACTTTAAATCCCTCAGTCTCCCGAGGGTCCACGGGCTCCAAAAACTGAAGAACAGACAGTAGCAGAGGAGCTACCAAATTGTTGGGCAACTGGAAGTTGCAGTACATCCACAGTTGACGAGTACCCTCTGGATTACCCTTAGGGTCATAGATGTATAGGTCCCCATCCGTGTGGACCAGTGTGTAAGTATCAAGCATAAAAACCTCCTTTGATACATATGCTTATGACATAATGTTTACTGGAGGTGCGCTGTGGTTGATTACGATGTAAAAATGCAAGACAGGACTCTAGCAATAGTCTTACTAGACCTTATAGGCAGCACTCAGTTCGTGCAGAAGGTGGGGGCGCAGAGGGCTGCACAGCACTTCCAATATCACGACAGACTGGCCAGATCTCTAGTGTACAAATTCAACGGTAGAGAGATAGACCGATCAGACGGGTTCTTGCTTAGCTTTGACAGGGTAATAGACGCAGTTAACTTTTCCCTACATTACCAGACAGCTGTGCCTCCCAGAACTCACTTGGACGCTCGTATAGGTATACACTGGGGAACCGTAGTAGAGGTCATACAGGATGATGTGTTTGTGGCAGCTAACGCCAAACGAGTGGAGCTCGAGGGCATAAGCAAAAACATAGCCGCTAGAACTATGTCTCTATGTCAGGCCAGGCAGGTACTACTAACTAAGCAGGCCATGTATCTGCTTAAGGGCAGAACTAACACTTACACACCTAAAGGAACCAGGTACGCTTGTATGGGGCTGTACAAGTTCAAGGGTGTAAATAGCCCAATGGAGGTCTACGCCGTTGGAGATACCATAGAGAGCCTACAACCCCCACCAGGAAGCGAAAAGGTAAAGCGTATAGGTGGACCCAATAAGATAAAGAGTCGAGCCAGAGACCGTAAAATAATGGAGTGGGTGTGGTGGCTCCTCTGGAAGCTGTTCTACATAAACTTAATATATTACTGCATACTCTGGTTTAAGTTTGTGTCGTATCCGCACAACAGAGAGCTCTGGGGTATACACTACTTAGATTGGGTCGACTACGTGGCATGGATATATAGGTTGGTTGTATATGGACAAGGCTGAGCAAACAAACAAAGAGAAGAACCAGATAGACAAAGCCCGTAGAGGCTGGTGGTTCAGCGTAGTGTTCTTGTTGATCATAGTTGGGCTCATACTCTTCCTGACATATGTAAAAATTGTTGACGAGAACCGTGATGTGCTTATTGGTATACTTGGTGTGCTCACAGGTAGCATTAGCTCCATGATGGCTATAGCTAGTGGTAGAGACCCAGCTGAAGTTGACGACCTAAAAGATAAGCTGTCAGCGGCTAATTCTGACAGAGCTGCCCTAATATCTCGCCTAAGAGATTCTCAGATACAGCTGGAGTTAAGAACCCAGCAGATCTGTGAGCTCCAAGAAGCAATGATAGAGAAGCTATCTGTATTCTCAGGACAGAACCCAATTAAGACCAAGGACCCTAGCCAGGTCATACTGCCCCCGACCGTTGAGGAATGGCTACCTTGACACCTAAAATGTGAAGTCGGCTTGAGAACTTCACTGGACACTAGGTGCCCGTATCCTGCCCGCTAAGTACCCTTTCGGGTAGCGCTCTATTTGCTATGTTTAGGTGTAGCTGCACCCACACGAAGGAGGAGCTTACCTTTGCCCTTCCCATTGTTTAATCTCCTCTTGTGCGTCCTGGAGAGTCCCGAAAAGACTCTGACACTCGAGCTCTTTGACCTCGAGATCGAACGAGAGCTTCTTATTGGTTTTGAGGAGTTTCGTGATCACCACAGCGGCGATCACTAGAAGCGATGTTAGGATGATGATAAGCATCTTCTGTCCTTTTTCTGATGTAATGTTCCCTGTCATATACTTATGCCAAACCAGCCCACCAATTTTGCGTCCAAGGAGAATACCCCATGAAGCCCAAGCACATACAGATACGGATACAGCAATGCCTCCAGCTGGCGAGTGCTTCTAACTGTCCACGCCGTAAGTTCGGCGCCATGCTTCTAGACCCCACTAGGAACGTAGTTCTAATGGACGGCTACAATGGAGGTCCCAGGGGAGGCGGCGACCTCTGCGGCGGAGACACTTGCCTCAGAGACACACAGAACATACCTTCAGGGTGCAACGTGGAGGTAGGGTGTCACCACGCAGAAATGAACGTAATCTGTAACGCCGCAGCTTCGGGGGTTAAGACCGACGGAGCGTGGCTACTAGTAACGGGTGAACCATGTATGATGTGCTCTAAGCTACTCCACCATAGTGGGGTATCCAGGGTGATTGTTGTAGGGGGTGGCTACGCAGGTAAAAACGGAGTAAGCTACCTAGAGGAGCATGGAATTGAGGTTCAGTTTGAGCCTGGACCAGAGGACCCACGGAGAAGTTCATGTACAGAGAAGACGCAGAAGCTTGGCTAGAGTGCCCAGATAGAGATAGATGGGTATTTAACAAACTAGAGGTAGCCCGAAGGTCTGGCCACGTATGTGGACCAAAGGGAGTGCCTGTACCTAAACCAGGTAAGTACATCATTAGGCCTATAATTAACCTTCTAGGTATGGGTCGTGGAGCAGATATAGTACAACTAGATAAGTGTACTATGTCACTGCCAGACGGGTACTTCTGGTGCGAGGTGTTCACAGGCAGGCATCTCAGTGTAGACTATAAGTGTACTAGCCAGGTGCTATGTGTAGAAGGATTCAGGAGCCCAGACGCACCGCTGTGGAAGTGGTCTAAGTGGGTACGAACCGAAGACGATGTACCATTACCAGATATAGCCTTACCTCTATTAAGCAACCACTCGTATTTTAATGTGGAGTACATTGGAGGCAAAGTTATAGAGATACACCTCAGGCACAACCCAGACTGGAGATACCACAGCGCTAGAGAGATCACTCCAGTGTTTAAAGGTGAGCCAGTTAACCTACCGGACAACAGCTACTTCTTAAGTTCTCCAGATTTCGTTAGACTCGGGTTTATTCTATCTAGCTCCCGTTGAAGGTACCAGAACAACTAGTAGCTAAAAAAGAGTAGACCCAACCGCAAACCCACCCACCCCACCCCCCGTCACTCCGAGAGTGCCGCCTTACAGGCAGCCACCCTCTCAGAGTCACGGGGATACCCCGTGATGAATGGGTCTTCCTCAGCCAGGCGGGGGTCCCGGCTGGTGAGGCTCTGAAGAGCTCTACCGAACCTCTCGCAGAGGGTGGGAGCTGCCCTGTTCTCCTTGAGTTTGGAGAAGAGGTATGAGTCAGCGTATTCCTCCGCCCTCAGATGCTTCTCTGAGGGTAGACCAAAGAAAGAAAATTTTCCCTTCAGCGCTTCATCGCCCCCCTCAAGGAACTCCTTGAGGTGACCCACTTCGTGGACCATGAGGAGGGGTGTGACTTTGTCTGGTCCCGCGCAGACAAAGGGGCGTTTAACCCCTAAGGCCAACTGCATCGCCCCCATAGACGGTTGCTTAGGCACCACCCCCCCGGTGAGGCTTTTAATCTGGTGTGGTTTCCAAACCACGACTAGAGCCTCACCTGTATGGTTCTTCGGCAGGTTTAGTATGGGGGCACCTGCCTGGAATCCCAGCAGATCAATACTTACGCACTGACCTGGTGATAGGCCCACCGCCACCTCAAGAACGAGGCGGAGGAGAGCCTCCTTAGTTAGTGTAACAAACATAATGATCCTTCCATTAAAGTGGTTAGTTACACTTACTTATGCCAAATATGCACCCCCTATTTTTGCGTCCTGCCTAGCTCCCGTTGAAGGTACCAAATAGCCTTACGTAAATCCTCTGAAGACGCCTCTCCTGGTTTCCTGCCGGATCTAAGTATATACTTGATTGCAGAACCCAATGAGAAGTTTAGATTAAACGCCTCGATCACCTCTATGGCCTCCATACCTACAGATTGGTAATAGTCAGGGTGATCTACTTTTTGTACTCATACATAGGTTAATAGCATGAACAACAAGTTTGAAGCAGCATATATACTAGGACAGCAAGCCGCAATGGAGAAGGTGGCATACAGCCCGTCCTACTCAAAGACAGAC